TTCTTCTGTGTTCATTGCCGGGGCTAGACCAGCCATCATGTGGATATGTGCCTTTGGATTAGGTTGGCAGTTTGTCTTTCAACCTGTAGCCGTATGGGGTATTGCTGTTAGTGGTGCAGATCTTGTCCTTCCTGTCATACAAACAGAAGGTCTTATGAGTTTAACCCTAGCCTTACTAGGTCTTGGTAGTATGAGAACTGCTGAGAAATGGAAAGGCGTACAAAGAAATAATATGAAGCGATGATTAAGTGGCTTTATAAATTGCAATGGAGGTTCTGTATCTGGCTGAATAAAAAGCTGTCAGGTACAGGCAATCCTAAATATTTTTCAGGTAAGAAAGATGATAAAGCTGACTGATAACGCAGACATACATCTATCTTCTGTTGTTGCAGAGAATAAGGTAGCTGCTATTCGACTAGCAGTTAACAGCGGAGGATGCTCTGGCTTTACCTATGATTGGCAGCTTGTCACTGAGGAAGAGTTCGATGACATTATCGATGACTTCATTATAGATCTGGATACAGGTAAGCTTGTCATTGATAATATCTCCAGTGTTTATGTAGCAGGAATGACGGTAGACTATAAGAAGGATATCTTTGGTCAGCGTCTTATGATTGATAACCCTAATGTAGAATCCATGTGCGGATGCGGAGAGAGTTTTCAGGTATGACTAAATTAAATAAACAAACACCAACTCATACTCTTGATTGGTATATTAAATGGATAGCTTCGGTTGTACTGGTAGGAGGAGTTATCCTGACCAGTAATAACATTTATCCTTATAACCTGATGGTTCATGCCATTGGAATGTTTGGATGGTTTATTGTGGCTATCATCTGGAATGACAGAGCTTTGCTAGTTATCAATGCTGTCTCTCTTGTCTTATTAATTAATGGATTGGTGTCTTACTATGTTAAATGATAAACAGGAAAAGTTTGCTCAAGCTTATGTCCTTCACAGGAATGCTACTGAAGCAGCCAAGGCAGCAGGATATGCAGCACGATCAGCAAACAACCAAGGCTATAGACTTCTTCAAATGGATGAGGTGGTAGAAAGAATACACAACCTCGAACAGGAACTTGAAACTAATGTTAATGTCATAGAAGAGATAGAAGCTCAATATGAATATGCCAAATCGAATGGACATACAAATAGTGCTATCAAAGCACTCGAACTTTTATCCAGAGTAAGAGGAGCTAACTCTGATCTTAATATAAGTATGGATGAAGAGAGTTTAGAGAATGCAATCATAGGATGTTTGAATGTTTTAGGTGAAGAAAAGGTATATGACCTTCTAGATAAGTGTGACTTTACTATTTATGAGGAGGAGGAGGAAAATGAAGGGACAGAGAGCGTCACTGAGCAGCCTTCTCCAGATGCTCTGGACCTACCCCAGCCTGAAGAAGCTACTTCTTCTGTGTGAGGCTGTATGGAGCGCACAAAGGATTTACTAATATAAGTCTACCAAACCACCTGTATTCTTCCCATTACTCATCTCTCATTCTTTTTGTAGGCTCTCCAACCACTCTCTAAACCAAGGACCAAGAAATTCATGAGGATCATCTTTCATACCTTCCCAATCTTTTAATTCTTCTATCCATTCTTTTTTAGATAAAGCTCTAGGCTCAGTATCTTTATCCCATTTCTTTGCAATGTTGCGAATTACAATTTCCTTTATCTCTTCAACACTTAATCCATAATCTTCTATTTCAGTTATCCATTTTTGTTTAGACATATCTTTAGGTTTAATAACATCAGTTATAGATCCAAATACACTATCTAACCATTCTCCCTCCGCTTTTTCCCCTCGCTTTTTAATATCTTCTCCTAATCCAGACAATCCTTTTTCTTCTGCTTTACTTTTATAGATTCCATCATATGCATCTTGAAGTTTTGATGGAGATACACCCGAATACTTTGTAATAATATCCCTTAAAAGTGTCTTTCTTTTCGCAGCTTCTGTTGTTTCCGAAAGTTTTATGAGAGCTTCCTCAAGTTCTCCTTCTTTTCCCCTTGTTTTCTTTTTAAGTCTTCTTGCCTTTATCTCTTTAAAAATTTTATCATAGACTGCACGAAGTTCCTCTATTCTTTTCACTGACATAGGTACACCGTGATCAGTTAGAAGTAGATCCCTTATATCGTTTGCATTATTAACTAAAGCTTCTAGAGATCGATTTTTAAGTGGATTTAGGTCAGGATCATTATAGAATATTACTACATCCCTCATAAAATTATGCAGATGTTTCATTCCCTCTGATCGTTTTTGTTGAGTTAAGACATCCACATATTTTTCTATATCAGTTTTTACAGGAACTTCTTCTCCTAATCCAGACAGTCCTTGTTGTTCTCGTAAGCTTCTTCTCTCTTCTCGTTCTTTAGTAGACACTCCTTGTTCTAGTTGATCTTCTGGACTAGATATATTTTCTTTTGGTAAGTCTTTTAATTGAATAGCATCACGAAGTTCTAGCTCCTTCGCTTTCCTAATCTGTTCAAGATTAATAGGAGGGTCAGGTACTATATCACCAAGTCTTGTACCTCCGGGCGGTCTGGTACGCTTAACATCAAAAGGTATTACGTTTTTTCCTTTGGGTGGTTTGGGTGGTGGTATTCTAGGTGGTCTTCTAAAAGTAACCATTACTTATAACTCCATATCCAAGGCCGGGGATGTGTATTACTACTATCCATTGTGTCTATGTGCAGAAACCTGCCTTCATGCGCTCCTCTCTGAGACACTCCTATGCCTGTGAAGCCGTGTTGAATAGCTAGTTTCATTAATCTATATGCAGCCTTCCCACTGACCAAGACATCCACTGCCTTTCCATATAGATGAGGAGAGTTCTTGGCTCCCCCTATAACCTGATTATAAGACTCATGTCTGTAACCTGAAGTTATAATCATAGGCTGATTAAATTCTTTACGTAAAGCTTCCAGCTTTTTCATAAACTCTGTATCCATCAAACATTCATCTGTACCTTTACATTTAAGTTCTTCAGTACTAAAATAATCCCACATTATTTTTTTTCCTTTTCTTTTTCTATTGGAGGATGTGTTCCATTATGCATTCGATAGAACCTGTCCAGATCTTTTTCAATAGCTGCTAGTCTCATTTCAATAGCCCCATCTCTCTCACTTCTTTCCTTCAGGATCTGGGGAGAGAGTATGTCCTTTGCCATGACATCAATAGAAGACAGGGCAACAGCTTGTCTTGCTTCTACCTTATCTATCCGGGTAAATATTTCTGTTAAGTTTTCTTTCGTACCATCCAGTTGTTTTATAATAGAACGTATGGTAGCTTTAAGTACACCCCATGTAGTCGCTACACCAGCCAGTACTATACCGAATGTCAGAAGTTCTCTTGGCCCTAGTTCCAGCATTACTTTTTCTCTTCTTCTGCTGGAACACGAACTTTTAATCCTGTTTCTGGTGTCCAAACATTAGGATCAGGTTTTTTACCTATAGTTTTGTGAGTTCCTTGAAAAGTTTTATAAGCTTTCATTAAAGGATTAAGTACTTCACGATACTTATCTCTTCCAAATTTATTCATAACTATTTTCATAAAGCGATCATCTAGAGCAGGATTATCTGCAAGAAATACACCTTCTTTTATACTCTTATTCGTACTAGACATTAATAACATATCATCAGGATCATACCAAAAATCATCAGTAGCGGCACGTACTACTCCAGTTATATCAAAGTCTACTTTCTTATTATCAAGATCATAATAAGATACATTAGAAAATAATCTTATCTTATCTGATAAATTATTCAGACCAAAATACTTTCGCTCCTGTAATTCTAAATATTTGTTTACAATTTTCTTTCCTATTTCAGGAGTATATTCTTTATCACCTAACTTATCTACAAATCTATTAAAAACTTTAGGTATATTATTAATTATTTTTATATCTTTAGAAAGACTATATCCCATAGCTTTCTCAACATCCATAGTTTGAGGACGCATCCCTGTCCATCCCCAGATTTCTATATCATTTGAATTAAGAGGAAAGCCTGAAGCTGTCCTTCCCAAAGCATAACCTCTTTTATCTTCTGAAGATAGGGCATCCGCTCGTTTATCAAACCATTCAGCACTTCCCGGTGCTAAAGCTGATGCTATTTCTTTACCACCAGCCTTCATTTTATCCCATGTTATTTCCCACTCTTCTCCCGGTATCTCTTCCCATAAAGGCCGTCCCGATTCAGACTGATTAGCAGCTACATTCATAATGGCTTCCCATATAAATTTTCTGTTAGTGTATGGTCCCATTATAGACTCTCTCATTCCATTAAAAGCTTCATCTATTTCAAACTGTGATAGACCCTTACCTGCAAGAGCCGTTGCTAACGCCAGTCTAACTGGAGCTTTTATAAAATCATAAGCATCAAAAGAAGTAGAAGATACAAATCTAGCAAGAATCCTTGGTTTTCCTTTTGATATTTTTACTAGTTGTTTATATTTAGTTTCATCTATTCCTTTATCCTGTAACTCAGAAATTTCTTTATTAAATAATTTAGAGAAACCTTCTTGCTGTACTACCTTAGCTAATTTTGGATCAACTCCTTTACGTATAAGCTGTGCTTCTATACTAACATCTTCTAATTGAAAAGGCTGTAAGTGAAATCGGGTAGATGACTTACCCCAATCAGGAGCAACAGCATTTATAAACCTTTCATTAGAATCTGTAATATTGTTAGTTTCATTGTTAGCGTATATTAAAGCTGCTATACCTCCTCCTGTAGTTAGCATTGTAGTCAATCTTGTTAAACCACCAGCCGCTTGTTTAATATTTTTATTTTTAAAAATTCCACTTACTAAATCATTTGCTCCAAGCATGAATATATTTTTAGATGTTCTAACAATCTCAGAAGGAAACAATGCATAAGTTCCTACAGGAAATCTACTTAAAGCTTTTGCAATTGGAAAGGCATCTCCGTAACTAGGCATCACTGCCCGAACTCTTTTAGAAGCTTCACTAAATATTTTATCATCGCTCCAATTAGGAAACATCCATTTCAATGTATCTCTCTCAATTCTATGGGCAGCTATCTTTGACCAGCTATCGGGTAGACCATATGCAGTTCCAAATACTCTCATTCCCGAATCATATACATTTTCAACTTTAGAACCTTTTCGACCTGTGCCGGGAGGAACCCCCGGTATAGATAAATTACTTTCTATCAACTCCGCTGCTACATCAGTTTCTATAACTCCCTGATTTTTTAATTTTACCAGTTCATCTACAGCAGCCTTATTATTAGCGAATGCTTGTTGTATTAATAGACGAACACCACCATACGCATGTTTTATAGTATTCCCTTTTAAAGAACTGGGTCTTAGCAAGTAGCCATTCATTGCCATTGCCTGAACAGCACCGCCTAAATTTAACATATACGCAGGGTGATCTAAAATAGTTTGACCAGCCTGACCAAATGCTGCTACCTTTCCCATCATTTTCATAAGATAATTTCCAGATGTTCCAGCCCATAGATCAGTTCCTTTAGAAATAATATCTGCCATGTGTTGAGTCGTATACATATCTTTGAGAATAAGACTTTCTCCATACTCTCTATTCATATACTCACTAATAGGTAGCCCTTCTTTTTTAGCAGCGGCTCTGTCTTTAGCTGTAATCTTACGATCAGGATCAGCAAGTCGCCTCCCAAATTTTCCTATTGTTTCGTTAACCATCTTTTCAAGACTTGCATCCACTCCCCCTGATCTTGGACCCTTTGAAGAAAAAGCAGTTCTCTTTTTGAATAGTAAAGGAATTAAACCTCCAAGATTTATAACTTTATCTGAGTTTTCATTTGCAAACTTTTCTATACTTTTAAGAAACTCTATCTCTGAGATAAGCATATTTTGATTTGTCAGAGTATTAACAATCTTTGTATAAGGAGTTTTTATTTCTCCTAATAAATTAAGAATCTCCTTATCCATAACTTTTCTTTTTCTTAATACTTGAGAAGAGTACTCTCCCAATCCTTTAGCTATATCTTTCCCATCAAAAATTTGGGTAAACCATCCCTTCTCTTCTCTGGTAAGATTAGTAACTAGATGTTCAATAACTCCATCTATTCTATTCTTATACTCTTGTTCAGATTCCCCCTTTTCTTTTTTTACTTTAACTTTATTTATAAAATAATTTCTTGCATTGTCTACCTTTTCAGTAAACTCATTTGTATATTTCTGATTCATATAATCTCGAATAGATATATTAGCTTGCTTTGCTGCTGCTCTATCTTTAGCAGTAGGTGTAGGTCGAGGTTGTAATGCCTTTCTAATGTTTTCTAAATACTTAGCATTATATGTGGCTTCATAATTTCTGGTAAAGTAGACATCCCCCTTGGATATTCCCAAACCAATTTTCTGATCTCCTTTTAAACCTAGAAGATCATTCATAGTATCTTCATTCCTCTGTATTATACCGTATAGTTTATTTAAACTTTCTTGCATTTCAGGATGTATTCTTCTTAGTACATTACCTTCAGTATCTTTTATCTCCATTACCCCTTCATTAATAGCAAAATCAAAATCTTTATTAGTTGTCTGAGTAAGTCTTTTTGCTTTTTTAATATCTCTAAGAGCTTTTCTTACCTCAAGTCTTATTCCTCTTACTCTTCTCATTCTTGCTTTAGTTGCTTCAGCTATTGGTTTTGGTAATGATCCTGTAGTAGTCAACATCCTAGCACCAAAAGTATTAACATTACCTAGTCGTTCTTTTACTTTATGTCTTTGTGGTATAAGAGGTTGACCACCAACAGGAGGTGGATCTTCACCGGGAGGAGTTACTTTTGGAGGAGGTGGAGGAGGAGCATCTCCCTCATTAGTTAGAAACTTTGGTATCGGGCCTTCCATAGCTCCTCCTTCTGGAGAAACTTCAACTTCAGTAACTACTTTCTCAGAAGGTGTAACTTCAGTAGTAGTTTCAATCTGTAGATCTCCTTCTTCTATAGGTCTGCCAGTATCTGATAACTCTCTCTCTTTTATTTTTCTACCTTCAAAAGAAGTCTTACTTATTGGAGTTAATTTTATATTAGCCAACTCAAATTTATTTACTATTTCCGCTATCTGTCTTTTAGTAGTTCCTTCTTCAAGACCTAAATTAAAAATACCTTTAGTAGTTAATGCGTTATTAATTTTAACAGCTTCATTAAATATATATTCTTTAGTAGATCCTTTAGGAATATAACCACTTATAATAAGTTTATCAGAGGTAGGTGCTAGAGGGAGGGGTGTCCATTCATTAGAATAACTTGGTCCTTCATCTGCTATCTCTCCAATAACTCTGGTTACAATTGGTTTAGTATCAGGCTTATTTTTTAACTTTTCAATTTCATCTGAAATATTAGCGTGTTTTATTGACAGAGCCATTTCATCTTTCTTTGCTCTTCTACTTGCTGCCCACCTATTAAATCCTTTTCCCAGTACATAAGCACCAGTACCTAAAATTCCACCAACTCCTAATCCTACTAAGGTTGCTTCACCAGTACGCTCCCAATCTATTTGTTTAAACCATTCCATGAAATTAGCAGGACTTTCTAAATTAAATAGACCTTCTTTTTCTGCTACTTTCAAAGCATCGCTCATATATTCATCCATTATAGACTCTTTAAAAATTTTATCTATCTCTTTTTGTGTAGGCTTTCTTCCGTGTTCCTTAGCAAAAAATTCTGTAGCAGATTTCTTAGCTTCTGTTCTAAAACCTTGAGCTTCTGGCCCTTTAGATTTTAGCATGTCATCTACAATACGAACTATGACATCCCTATTCATTACTATTTCTTCAGGAGATTTTATAAAAGCTTCCATGTGTTTACGCATAGCTTTGGGAACAGGCTGTCCTAAAGCTAGTTGTTGCTCATACTCTGCCTTTAATTTAGGTGATGCCATTTGTAATTGCATATGAAGAGATTGTGTAAGCAGATCTGCTGTTGTAGACCATGACGCTCCACCAAGAGGAGCAATAGCGGCTCTCCATTTATTAGATAAGATACGAGCATCAGTTAAAAATTTAGTTACACTTTCTCTACTTACGATATTTGAAATTTCTTTTAGTGCTGCGTCATTTCCCTTGGCTGCTTTAAGAGCTACTTTTCTAGGAATATCAAACTCAGACATAAGTTTCTTTTGAACAGAAGTTACTGGAGAATACTTACTGGCAATACCAATAATACCTTCTTTAATCTTACTTTTTTTAAGCTGTCCTAATAATAGATGTTTACCTGCTTGACTAGCAGCCTTTCCTCCTAATGTTCGTGCAAGTAATTGAAATACTTTAATTGCAACGGCAGGAGCAAGCATAGTTGGATCTGAAATGGTATGATAGGCACCTCTCTTAAAAGAATCCTTATCCCAATCAGTTCTCATTTCCATATTTATAGCTTTTCGCCATGTATCTTTAATCTCATCAGGAAATTCACTAGCTTTTGATAATGTCATACCTAGACTAGTAAGATCAAAGAATCCTTTAGAAAATCTTTCCTGAAGCCACTCTCCGTAATTCATCTTCGTACCCATTTTAATATCAGTAGGAGATCCTACAAGAGCAGTCTCTCCAAAAGTTTCTTTATCTATAACTATATCAGCCGGGAGTTCAAGAGCAGAGAGTGGACCTTTATTTTTCTGTTCGTAGTCATAGATAATTTTTCCCCACTTATTCCATTCAGGATCAATAGCTAACTCAGCCATAGTTCTTTCATATGGGGATTGTTTAGTTCTTTTTTTAGTCTGCCAACGAGGTTTAACAGTTAACTTTTCATAACGATCCATACCAGAAGGATCAAAACCTACAAGTTCGGGTTCGGCTGTAGATACATCAGGCTCTTCGTACACACCTAAAGCCTTAGCCATATGTTCTGCATGAGGAAACTTATATAATGACTTTTTTTCATCAGAAGTTTTTGTAAACAGATCTGTGATTTGCTCTACAAATGTTTTTGCTTTAGTAGGAAGTTCAGTTTCAACTTTAGTTTTAACTACAGATTCAGGTACAGCTATCTCTTCAAAACCTTCAAAAATATCAGAGTAATCTTCAGTAACTTTAGTTTTAACTTCAGTTTCAACTTCAGGTACTGACTCAGATGCCTCTTCAAATCCTTCAAAAATATCAGAGTAATCTTCAGTAACTTCAGATATAGGTTTAGTAATCTTAGGTACTGGCTCAGATGTCTCTTCAAATCCTTTAAAAATATCAGAGTGGTCAACGATTGGAGAAACAGGAACTACAGTTTGTGTTTCAAATCCTTCAAAAATATCAGAGTCATCTATTGGCATGATATTTATTGCGGATTCTCACTGACCCAATACTTAAGAAATGCTTCAGCAGCCCTCACATCATTATTATAGAAGTTGTTAGCAAATTTTCCTATTGCGAATTTAAATTTTGCAGGATTTGATTTTTTTAAAGGAAGAGCTTTATCTCTGAGAGCTTCAAGAGTTTTACTGGGAGGATCGAATACAGCTAACTGCATTGCTGCATTCTGAGCTTTTGCAATATCCTGTTGAGTTATTTTAACTCCTTGTACACTTAACATATCCAAGAAAAGTTTATTCTTTTCATACAGTTCTCTGTTTACTCTTATAAAGTCAGGATCATTATTATCCAACCTTTGATTATTTTTAGATATTCCTGTAATATTTCCCTGTGTATCATAACTTAAAAGAACTTCATATTTTCTGGCAACTCCATTATTCATTATTCTTTGAGCCGCTACATAAGATTTGCCTCCTTTATCTCCTCCCTTAGCTGTATTTATATCTCCTAATGCTTTTAGTAAAGTTGCCGCAGTATTAATTTTTGCCAATCCTAAATTCTCTGTCTTTAGTTGTTGATTAATTTTGTTGTTAACGTACTCTTGTTTTTTTAAGGGAAGTTCTGCAATCATCTCTTCTAACTCAAACTCCCTTTTAATTAAGTCAACTGAAGCAGCATGTTCTAACTCCGAATCTTTCAAAAGATTTTCAGATGCTCTAACACGATCTGACTTTTCTTCAGCATATATTTCTTTATCTAATTCAGTTTTTTCTTTACGACCTTCTTCCATCTGTCTTCCAGCAGATTCTGCACCTGCTGATAAAGTACCAGCAAGTATTTCTATAGGTGTCATACCCTCCTTATGTTTTCCTGCTGCTAGATCTTTTAAAAATGTACCGACATCTCCTCCTATATTAACTTTATCAGCTTCTTCTTTTCTTTTAGTGACATAATCACTCCTAGCTTCTTGAGTTGCTGCTGATGAAGTATCTCTAATATTTTCTCTACGTTCTTTAGCTAGCTTTGCCGCATTTTTTATTTCCGTATCTCTTAGTTTATAAGGTATTGAACGCTTATCTTTATTAAAATAATCTAACTGATTTATATCTGCTCCTATTGTATTTCTTAATGCACTAGGATTACTATAATCTCCCCCACCTGTTAATTCTCCTAATAAACTTTTTATTATATCTGTATAGTTTGTTGGTGTATTTTGTGTGTCTCTCTGAATTGGTGGTGTATGCCATGACTTCTGACCACCTATTCCACTTCCAACATTTCTACGAACTACAGGTAATCCAGACAATCCTCTAGGATTTACCTGACCTCCCTCTTCTCTAGGAATTACTTGACCTCCTTCTTTAGCCAAAGGATTCCTTCCTCCTGAATAAAGACCTTGCATTGAAGGACCACCAGCACCCCATCCACCAGCCATACCATACATATTCAAACCTCCCAGACCTAATCCCATTAACTGAGAAGCAGGACTAGAAACAAATGGAGTTCCAGTTTCTGTTCTTGTTGTTCCAAAAGGTTGTTTACTAAGAGGACTGCCATAAACAGTCTGTGAATAGTCAGCCAAGGTTTGTTGTGGGAATCCTCTTTCCTCAAGGAATTTAAAGTATGCTTCATCCAGTTCTGATTGTGCAGCCTCTCTCTTCTGTTCTCCTACTCCCATCTGCGCCCCACGCTCTGCCAAACCTGCTTGGAATAGGGCTGGTCCTGTCCTACCTATATTACCAGCCATTGATTGTTCTCTGGCTTTCTGCTGTGCAAACTGTGCTTGGGCATTCTGGAAAGCACTTTGTAATCCCTTGGCTTCTATATCAGCCAGAAGTTGTGACTGTCCTCTTTGCATTTCCGCTGCTTCTACTCCTGCTCTTGTACCCAGACCACTCATACCACCAGCATCTACAGCCCTCTTTTCAAAGGCAGGGCGAGCAGTACGTTCAAATTGTATTTGAGCTTCTCTCTTCTCAATGTCGGTAACGGCTCTTTGATAGGGAGACATATATTCTTGGGCTACTTCAGGAGTAAACTTCTCTGCTCCTTCTTTATAAATATCAAAAGCTTCTGCTAAAAATGGGGCAGTAGTTCCTACTAATCCAGAAATTCCTTCTTGAGCAGCTTCTTGTTCAGGAGTAAAAGGAGCAGTTGTTAAACCTGTATAAGGATCATATCCTCTTTCTAGGTCTGCCTTATATAAAGTCTGTGCTTCTCCCAGTATTTCTTTTATAAAAGGAGCTAGTTCTGGAGGTATATTCTGTTGTTGAACAACAGTGGAGGTACTAGGCTTACTTCCTCCTATACCAAATAATGAAGATAATATACCCATTTTAAACCCTTTCCAACATTGATTGTAAAGAAGCTAAACCATCAATTTCATTTGGTTGTTCTCTTGTCCCAAAAGCTTCTTCTCTAATATTCTCGACAAATTCATCCATTATATCAGCACCCTCATCGGGATTACCATTCCCCAATGCTGACATTGTATGGGAATCTACTACATATTCTTTAGGACTTACTGCTAATATTCCCACATCTTCTCCCTCTTCCTTTATAGGCATACGAACATTATCTTCCATGCCATGTCCTTCCCCCTCAACCATACCGCTAAACTCATCTTCTACTGCCAATCCCATTAAACCTCCCCCGGCAGCTTTTCTTATCTCATTCTCTTCCATTCCTGCATACATATTACCATCCAACTGAGAAAGATTATTTCCTATAAGTTGCTTTGCTATATTACCTATACCACTATTATCTATAGTTACATTCTCTGTCTCTTCTATTGTTTCTTGTACAGGAGGTTCTTTACTTTCTATTAATTCCTGTTTTGTTTCAGGATCTATATTACTAGCTAACGCTGATACTGCTGCTTCCTTAAAAGGTTGTAAAACCTTGTGTAAACTAAAATCTCTTGGTGCTGATTCTTCAGGAATAAGTTTCATATTAGAAGCCAAGTTTCCAATACCTGCATTTGGTTGTGTTTCTAAAGATGTTGGAGATACTCCTCCTTTTAAAGCTTGAGCCAGCCTTTGAGGATCTCGATCAGCTAACTTAGCATAGTCCTGTATTCCTTCTAGACGAGATCTGGGGGCCGTCACAGACCTTCCTCTTGGAGATTGCATAGACATTCTTCCTTGAGGTTGTATAGGTACTCTTCCTTGAGGCATTCCTCCTCCTTGAGGTGGTGCTACAGGTACTCCTAATCCTTGAGATGGAACAGGAAGTAATGGTGCATTAGGATTAATTGCCATATTTATAACCTACTTGTTGTAATTGATCTGCTGCAAAATTACCCATATCTCTAACATCAGTTTTTGGTGTATCCATTCCATAATTTAATTTTTTATTTTTACTGAATTGATCTCGTTGTTTTTGTTGCATAGAGTATCTACTTTTATCTAAGACCAAACCCCTAGTTAAATTCTGATGATAAGTACTATTGTTTATTAAATCAAAATGTTCTGCCATTGTTTTCATTAATTTAAATCCTGCCAAGATGTTTCTGCTCCAAGACTTACATACCCTCTAAACTTTCCACTGCTGGCTGAGTAAGTTATATCCCCCTTCTTAGGTCTACCTATACTGGTAATTGTAACGACACTCAGTATATTTGTAGATGGTCTGTTTTGTTCATCCAAGTCCCTGCTATCCAGTTCGTTAATTAATACTGATCCCCATCTCTGTATTTGATTATACATTGATAAGAGTTCTTGATCATTCAGTCTTTTTGGAAGAGCAGGATATCTTGCCATTATCTTCCACCGTCTCCTTGTAATGCCAGCCTTACAGATCCCCACCTCCAACTGGCATTGTTAGAATCACAAGATACCCTAATCTTCGCTTGCCTTCCTCTAGCTCTAAAATCTACTTTATTAGTTGTGTTGGTTATATCAAACTCTTTTGTTATCGACTCAGTACTTTCAGGAAACTGTTTACTTGTCAGATGTAATTTGATTTTACCTGTACTTAAATCAAAGTCAGGTATAATCCTACTCATATACATAATAGCATTACCATCATCCACATCGAAATCAGCAGACTCTACAAAAGAAATTAGTGTTTCCCCATCCCCATCAAACACTCCTGCTGGTTCATTATTAAATAAGAAGTTTCCTGTTGTTGTTGCTCCCGTAGTTATTGTATTACCAAATATCTCCCTATCCCTGAAGGTTGTAAAGAATGTATTTCCATATACCCAATAGTTTTCTTCAGGAGAAAAGACTACATAACTATCACATTCTGTGGCAGTATCAGAAACATAAAGCCATATAATCTCCTTAAACTCCGAATTAATTCCTGTATATACTTTATCATAATAGGTTGTATTAAGTCTATCAAAGACAAACCTTCTGACTGTACAATCCAGTACTTCTACCTGTCCTGTATTGGCATAGAAGTTATCAAATCCCATCCAGTAAGTTACACCATTATAATCGATCCCTGCATGTGGTCCTATCAGTCCACAGTTTGTTCCTGCCTGTTGGAACTTAAATGTAAAGGGAGGACCAGTAAATTCCATCAGCCATAAAGAGTTATCTGTCCATATGTTGATAGCATTCTTTGATCTGACTGCTCCTACAATACGAGTACCGTCTGTCAGGACAACCTCACCTGCCGTAGAACTTACTGAGGGAACCCAATTAGTTCTATTATCCTGATCAGACCATCTGACAACCATAGGATTAAATGTTCCACTTACAGTAGCAGTAGGACTAAATTCATTTGCTCCCAATGCAACTACATGTCTGTCGTTTGGAGAGACAATCAGAGAGTTTACACTGATAGGGGATGTTGTGACAGTTGTTGCTCTCATTGGCGTAGTTGAAAGAGCAGTCTGGAAATAATATATATTACTTCCTCTACGATTTAATAAGACATCTTCTCCCCAGTTATCCATACTCCATTGCGCTATATCCAGAGCCAAATCAGTAGCATCTGCTGAAGCTTCAGTATCCCAAGCTCTTCCTGATCCTCCTCCATCTGTCTGCTTATAGATCAGAGCTGTCATATTAAGAGAAGATGTTACATCTCCGCTGGCACTTGCATTAGCTCCTGCACTTACAATAACCTGTGTACCATTAACAGATACAATAGTAAACTCTGGACCTCCTGCTGCTGACTTAGTTAAATTTAGATTACCGCCTATTGTAGCAGCCACAGAATCTATGGAAGTATTTTTAAATACTACGAAATCATTAGCCACACCACCATGAGCAGAAGCACAGGAAACAGTAACAAGCGCATTACCACCAGTAGCTGTAATCTTGCTAAGACCCACTGATACAGGGTCTGCCGCATTGTAGTCAGAAGCTCCATATCCTACTCCTTGTGCAGCTACACTTGTTCCTGTAGCAATATAGTAATTAAAACTGGCTGATCCTGCCTGAGTAGAAGTAGCTGCTGCATTACTTGTAATAGATATCGTAAAAACATTTGTATTTACAATAGAAGTTATCTGATATACATTCCCTGTTAGGCTCACATCACTTCCAAAAGTAGCTGCCGAAGTAAATAAAACCCAATCATTCTTTTGTCTTCCATGTGATCCATCAGAACAGCATACTCTGGTTGTTCCTGCACTTGTACCGAAACAGTTAGTCAGGGTTACAATCGTAGTAATAGGAGTAATATCAGTAATAGTATCTCCATTATGTTCGTATAACTTATCAGGTGTACCAAAGATAGCCCTCTTCTTATTGCTGTTATCTTTCCATGCAATCAGATCTCTGGCTGATCCATCAAATGCAGTCGATACTTTTGTTTCATATCCTCTTATATTCTCTGGCCTGCCAGCACGAAACCTTACACGATCACCATCAAACCAGTTACCTTCTTCAGCATACTGAGTAGTTTCTCTATTAAACCCTTGATTGAAATCAAATTTTGCAAGCTTGGCAGTCATGTATTATCTCGTAAAGTTTTTCAACATTACAGCATCAATTGTGGTTGCGCTTCTGGCACTGTAAACTACAAGGTCTACAGCAGAAGCAGTAGTAGTAGCAACAGGTACAGATCCAGCAGGGAATTTCCAAGCGTTATTATAACTTAAAGTTCTACTTCCAGTACCATCCTGTATTACATATATACTTCCTGTTTGTCCTGTAGTAGCATTACTGGGAGCAGCAAGTGTTCTGTTACCACCCAGAGTTACCATAAATATATTAGCATCATTAAAATCTACAGCTACTGAAGCCGCATCTGTAAGAGTTGTTATATGGGATTTAACAGCACCTGATAAAGATACTAGTCCCTCCATTCTAACTGCACTGGTAAAGATAACCGAAGCTGTAAATGTTTTCTCAGCTACAATAGTACTGGATACGGAAGTTTGTACATATCTTATATCAGCTAGAGATGTATCAGGAATTTCAGTAGCACAAACCCCTACATTTCTGGAAGCGGCTGTACCTGTAGGAGTAACTACAGAAAAGACAGACGTTCCATTTGTTATATAGTAACCACTTCCGCTTCCTACTGTTACACCTGCATTACCTGCCACTCTTAAAATAACAGCATCAGTTGCTGTTGTGTTAGCTGAAACTACATTTCTAATAGCATAAGTTTTAGGTGCGTTAGGGATAAGAACAAAGATAGACGTAGCAGCAGATCCTATTGATCCTTTAAATTCCAGTATAGCAGAGCGAGACTGATCACTACTTCCCAGATTTTCAGTAAGCGTGACGGTAGCAGCAGATCCCAGAGAAACTGTGGTATAGGATGCTACAGCCTGATCAACAAGGCTAATAACATTATTGAGAACTTCACCCCATGTATTTGGATTGTCTCCATCCCCTTGTTTAGTCAGGCGAAGATTTGTTGTATATGTACTAGCCATTTATATTACTCCCATATCCTTACACTTGTATCCTTTTTAATAGACTTCTTAGGACTTAATATTCCCGGCATTCCTGAAAAATAAATACAGGATACACCTGATATATTAGTTAACATAGATGTCCAAATCCCATCCTCTTTCAAATATACTTTAAATATATTAGATTGATCTACAACTCCTGTAAATACTATCTGTTCATTTTTAAATACTTTCAACATATCTTTTGATGGAGCGCAATGCGCTCTATGAGTTGTCATTATAGTTCCTAAAACTAATTCAGATTCTTGTTCTTGAGCGTATGCGAATCCAGAAATAAAAAAAAGTAGGATACTAGAAATTAATATTTTTTTAAACATTACTCCTCCAATTCAGGCCAATCATAAAGTATTCCGCTTTTCTTACCGTCCTTATCGTGACTTATAAAAAGAGCGGCAACTGCATCAGTATCAGTAGCATTGTCAATAGCATTTTCCATCTCCGTAGCTTTGACACGAATAGCATTGCGCCATGTTTCAATCTTAGCAGGAACTTCTGTACCAGCATCATAGTGTCTTATGTATGCCCAATCTGTTTGATTTAAAAGAGATCCTTGTTGAACTTTAACTTCGTTCTTCATGGTAGTTTTAAGACCTACCACACCTTTACTATCATCAAGAGCTTTAGCAGTAGACGTTATCTTTCCATCGTTATCCATCGACCAGTTATAAAGACGGGAATCAGGAGGAGTATCTTCTGTAACTTCTGTAATATTATATTTAGCTTTTTCTTCTGCACTCCAAATATGCCAGTTAGAAGGATGTCTGACTTTATTATCATCAACCCAGCCTTTTCCCGGTCTTATTGTTCTGTTACCATATTTCCACATTTAGTCTCTCCTTAAATTTAAAAGGCTGTAGCAGGAGTCGCCCCATCACCGCTTTATATGGGGCCAAACGATACCGCCGAACCCGTTTCCATTGATGCACTCGACAATGTTACGGCAATTGCAAGATCCGTTTGTTCCTCTTCAAATGTTGCAGATGCACCGCTATGCAAATGGGATGCTTCAGGATTTTGCTCGAAGTTCTCAGTCAAGTTTGCCCAAGAATGGGTTGCACCGTTGGTGTAGCACCCACCAATTGCGGCCCCAGAAGCGGGGATCGACAAGGGTAATGCAATGGGGTTTGAGGCACTATCACTCACAGTATCATGAGCGGTTGCAGCCGCCCCAGCCAAGCCCCAGACTCCAATACCTGAACGGTTACATGACCCACTGTAAGTCACTACAATATCGCCTGAAGTTCCCGTTGAAACGACTGCATAAAAAGTACCATTGCAGCTTTCAGACATGGCCGCCTGAGCCGCTTGAGTAGCTGTAACACCGCCGATGGTAACGCTTGAAATTGTTCGAGCTGATGATGTTCCGGCCCCGGCATTAACGACAATGACACGACCGCTGGACGCATCTCCAAAACTTACTGACGAGAAAGTGTAAACCGTTCGATTAACAGCATCACCAACCGCTGTTATGTAGGTTAATATGACACCCCCTGCACTTAAACTTGTTGCTGCCATTAATAAATTATTTTGAAACATTAACTATATTCCTGTGATAAGATTGCCTGAATATTGTCACCAGCACCATCACTGGATATTGAAGCAACAATATAATCGAGTCTGTCTACTGCTCCATTAGATGTGGAAAAGGTTGGATCAGTTCCTGCCGGGAATTTCCAAGCAGCATTCCAAGAGAGAGTTCCACTTCCTCCTGACTGTACAAAGAAAATACTTCCTACTTGTCCCTTTCTACAATTCGTTGGTTGAGCCATTGTATGGGCTGCTGTAACTGTAGTCAGGAAATTCTGTGCTGTTCCAAAATTAAGGGATACAGAAGTTACACCATTGATAGCTGTTGTGTGTATAGAGGCTGCTGCTGATTTAGAAAGAGCTATCTGTCCCAAGAAAGCCGCATTACCTGATACTGTGGCTGTACCTGCTACATATAGGTTTCCTCCTATGGTAGCATTACCTACTGATATATTACCTGATATAGGTATTCCAGTTATATTAGAGCCATCCCCGAAGAAAGCAGAAGCACAAACCTTGCTACTTACATGTACATCACCCTTAACAGTTACATTACCGCCTAGACATACGTTTCCTAATACATCAAGTGTACCTCCAATAGTCGTATTACCGCTTACCCGGACTGTTCCCAGAAATCCTGCTGCTCCAGATACAGTAGCCGTACTTTTCATAACTACGGCTGCTTCCAAACTAGTAGCTCCAGATACTCTTACTGTTCCCAGAAATCCTGTATTACCAGTAATAGTTGCAGTATCAGCCATTACTACAGCACCTTCAAGAGAAGTAGCTCCAGCTACTCTGGCTGTCCCAAGAAATCCTACATTACCTGATACAGTAGCTGTAGACTTAAGAACTGCTGCTCCTGTAATACTTGTTGTCCCACTCACATAAAGATTACCAGCTATAGTAGCATTACCTACTGAGATATTTCCACTAATCGGAATACCTGTAATATTCGAACCATCGCCAAAGAAAGCACTGGCACAAACTTTACTACTTACATGGACATCTCCTTTTACAGTTACGTTTCCTCCCAGACATACATTCCCAAGTACATCCAGAGTACCGCCTATAGTTGTATTACCACTAACTCTGACTGTGCTTAGAAATCCAGCGGCTCCACTTACAGTTGCTGTACTTTTCATAACAACAGCCGCTTCTAAACTGGTAGCTCCACTTACCCTGAGAGTTCCTAAAAATCCAGAGTTACCAGTAATAGTAACAGTATCTTTCATTACTACAGTAGATTCTAAAGAAGTAGCTCCACTTACCCTGACTGTCCCTAGAAAGCCAGTAGCTCCAGATATAGTAGCTGTAGAATGTAGAACAGCAGCACCAGTAATACTTGTAGTTCCACTTACATAAAGATTACCAGCTATAGTAGCATTACCTACTGAGATATTCCCACTAATTGGAATGCCTGTAATATTTGAGCCATCGCCAAAGAAAGCACTAGCACATACATTCTGACTTATATATAGACCACCTATAATACTTGTATTACCTGATACTCCGAATGTTCCAGTTATCTGTCCTTTATTAGTAGCAAGTTTTAATGCCGTATTAGTTCCATTACCTGATTGTATGTTCGTCAGAGCATTTGTAATACCACCATTAGATGCACTGGAGTTAACCTGTAATAAATCCTTATAGGTATTGGATATTAATTTTCCTGTTAAATCTGTCATATCTGTTGCCAAAGCCTTTCTGTCTCATCCCATGTAGTAGAAGCATTATTCCATGCAATATTTCTTCCACCATTATCTGGTCTGGGATTTCTAATAGCAGGGTTATCTTTTACTCTTGGTACTTTATTCTGAGGATTATTCTTTAAATCATATTGTCCTTCAAAGTCTTGAGGGCATACCAACATTCCATAACTATTTAATCTCATAACTCTATGCGGATAAACAAACCCACATGTATCACACATTGCTAATGCTCTTCGTTGTGTTGCCATATCTAATTATAAAATGTCAGTCTGGGCAGAAGATAGATACTAGCTCTTTCCCTGTCTTCTTCCATTGCCCTTCCTAATATCTCCTCATAGTTTGCTTTTAACATTGCAATTTTAGTATCTGGTACAAGTGGTCTTTTCATAGATAAGTAGTAAGACAGACCACAGGTAAGTGCAGGTAGAAATCTTTTAGGAGTATCTGCATTCTGTATAGCAGACTTATCCACATCCTCAACTTCACTTACAATTTCCATCCTAAGAATATCAGTAGAATTTTCTGGTATAGGCCATATAGACATAACAGGATTATCTCTTCCTCTCCTGATACTATACTGGGAAGCTCTTCCTGTCTGAGTTTTTGCCGGGATAAGTAGATATTCTTCAGGAGTAATTCTAGTAATTTTAATATCCGTATTATCTCTACGGGTTGTAGCTTCCATAACATTAATTGTAGAGCTACTTAAAGAATAGTCTGCTACGGAAGCAGCTACTGTAACAGCCGTAGTACTTGTCGTCCAAAGAAGAATGCCCCTATTCTGCCAATCCCTTAACATCAGATTAATAGAACGTCTAGCAGATTCTGGGGTATGTCCAAGCGTATCCTCACCACCAATCATTTCAGTAGCTTCTTGAATAACCTGATCTATATCCAGATTAAAATTATATGTACCTGATACTGCCATTCTATTCCTTCCTATTCCATATACTCTGTAGGTGCGCCCCAATCAGAGGGTCTGCAATTACAGTCATCACATTTACACATTTTACTATCTTCATGAAAAGAACACATCATATCGCAATGACAGGAGTGTTCGCAATGTATGCAAACATGACTTATTGTTTCCACTTTCCCTATGTACCAATTTCTTTAATTCTTATTGTAGCATTTTTAATATAAGAGGAAAACATATTGGTCAGGATAAAAGGGAATACTCCATGTATTATTAATCCTATCATTACCAACATTCCTCTGATACTTTCAAACCATGTAAACCTAAGATGTTTAATATAATTTAATTTAACATCTTTTAAATGTTTATAATCAATCATAGTATCTCCTATATATTAACACTTCCATCTTTTCCTAGCTTGTCTAAGTCTACTCTTTGGATTCTTAGCAGCCTTTGGAAACTTCTTCATTTGACCAGCAGACCTAGCACAATAACTTTTACGTCTTGCTGCTCTCTTACCTGTAGGTTTACTTTCAGTTACAGCAGTCTTTAATTTAGAGCCGGGATTTTGCCTACGGTATTTAGCTACTCCCTTCTTGGTAAGACCTGCACCTGACTTAGTAGGACGCTTATGTCCTCCCTTAATAGTCATGCCCTTCATATTACTAGGTTTTCGTTTCTGCTTTACTGCCATAAGTATACCTAAATTTTAAACATATATAATTAGAAAGATCTTGAAAATATTCATTAAAAGTCTTGTAATCTTCTTCTTTTGGTTTAGAAATACTATAATCTATTAATGAATAATCATTAAGACCTTCTCTAACAGACTTCTCGTAAAGTTCTTTATTAATCATAGGAGGAAGCAACTAAAGCAGCCCCAGAACGATTTATCTTTCCTTTACCTTTACCTTTACCGGGCTTACCGTAAGACTCATCTCGACTTTCCTTGAGTTGTTTCTTGGTACGTTTCTTCTTAACCCTCATAGCAATCGATTCATCTTTCCGGGCTTTATAACCTTGTTTTTTCTTACCGACTTTACCGCCCTTCTTCATGTAACGAAGACGGTCTTCTTCTGACATCGTACCAGCCCTTGCCATTTCTGCTGGTGAGAGTCCTACTCTTGTCATACCTGCCATTTTTAACTCCCTTTAATAAAGTTTATGTGAATAAGTAGCTTTACCAAATCCACGAAGAGCAGCCCCTGTTCCTCTAGAAACTTGACCGCCTGTTTTACGATATACAGTACCACCTTTTTTTCTTACTGATAATTCTGATTTAGGATCTTTTATTATTTTTTCTATTTCATCTGCCTGTTCTCTAGTTAAAGCTTTTCCTCTTATTAATTCTTGAACTTGTGTAGAAGTTAAATTACCGATATGTATTTTACCTTTTCCTCCACCAGTTTTACCAGTACCTCTTTTAACTGGCCCTACTTTGGCATGTCCTAATAATGTTTGTAGCTTTTCTAAAGAAGGCCATTTTTCTGGAGTAGGATCTCCAGTAATTTTCTGTAAATCTTTTTCTCTTGCTGTTAATTTTTTTAGAGGAGTAGGCGCACGGGCTGATCCGGGTTCACCATACGTATAATTTACTCCAATCTTTTTTAATTTATTTATCTCTGCCTTAGTTAATGATTGAGCATTAGCTACTTTAGTAGCCAATCTTGAGGAAATTTTTTTATCAGTAAGGGTTCTTATTATATCTTTTTTAACTGCATCACTTTGTTTAGCTTTTTTCATTATCTTTTTATTAAGAGGCCATACTTTTGATGTAACAGTTGTAGCACTTTTTATAGAAGGAGGAACTTTAGTTTGTATAGTTTCATCTACTTTAACTGGTTCAGGAGCTTCTAAGACTATATCTAAAGCTATATTCAATCCTCTCAATTTTCTTTCAGGAATAGGAGTTTGATTTGAAATAGCTTCTGAAAGATCTTGAAGTTCTTCCTGTGTATTTTTTAATTTATTTTGATTAGCTTTAACATTCTTTTTACTACTAATTAATTTTTTAAGTTTTGTTTCAACTCTCCTTACTTTATTCCTAGCACTTACTAATTTTCGTTTTTGATCTTTAAATTTACGTGTTTCTTTTATTTGCTTTAATCTAACTGGATCTTGTCCTTCAGGAGCCTCTCTTGCAACATGTAAAGGTTTATCAGCAGTAGAAACAATTGTTGGTTTCCTTTTAAAAGATGCTTTTTGTTCTGCTACTTTTGTTTTTAATTCTACTTGTTTTTTTGTAGGTAAGTTTGTAAAGTCAGGATCTAGCACTTGTTTTGCTAATGATTCATCAACTCCTATATCCGTAAGTTTTTTAACATTTTCCTTATTTGCTGTATATGCTCTTTTTTTAGCTGTCTTGCCTCTTTTTATTTTTCTTGCTACTCTAAGTTTCTTAACTTCTTCTACAGATATATTTTTTGCTTTAGCTTCGGCATTTAAACTTTTAGTTAATGCTTCTTTCCGTTGTTTATCTAACTCTGCTGCTGAAATATTTAGACGAGCAGCTACTGTTTTATCTGTTTTAGAGGATGGACCTGTAGGAAGTCCTCCTAGTGCTGCTATCTTTGCTTTATGTTTCCTGTAAGCAGCTACATCCGCTGTTCCATTAGCTTTTACAAAACCTGCTCTTTTAGCAGCAGCCTTTAGCTGTTTGGTAACTCCTGTACTTTTAACTTTAACTTTAGGTTTAGGTTTAGGTTTAAATCGAGGAGCCATGATTAAGATTCTCCGTAAGTACTGTCTTTATCAGATGTTTCTATTTTAAAAGCTTTTCCCTGTTCATAATCTTCATCTACAACGACATCCTGTGGCTTGCCTACCACTGATGGTCCTTTACGAGCAGCACCAAATCCTTGTCCTGTAGGTTTACCAAGTATTTCATTCAGCTTTGGAGGACGTTGCAATAATGTATGTGGTCCTAATCCCATTTTAACTTCTCCTTTTTCTACCTTTTGCCGATAATTTAGCAAATTTTTTGGGTCCATATTTCTTACGGCCTATCCAAGCAGCAAGAGCTTTAGGATCTTTAGCTCCCTTCTTTTTTAATTTAGATGAAAGCTGTTTAAATCTTTTACCTGTACCTAACTTAGGTTTCTTCTTAATCTTACCACCTCTTCTCAATCCCGGTTTCATAATCTGTTGCTGTATGCTTGATCTGTTAACCATCAATCATATCCTTCTGCCATAACTTGCCCACCATGTTTTTTTCTTATTGATTTAAGATAATCTTTTAGAAACGGCTGAATACTTTTTTGAGTAGCCTTCGGATTTTTTAATTCATCCGTATATTTTCTTAATGGACTTTTAGACATTACTCATATCCAGCAGCTACAACCTGACCACCTGTCATCTTATAGGTAATCTTACCGCCATGTTTTTTAGGAAACTCTCCTCCTTTTCTAACATTACGAAGAGGAGCAGTTTTTCTCTTTCCTCTTCCAAAAGACTTGGCTTTTTGTGCTTCAGTGCCATAATCATAAACTAAATTTAAATCTTTTTCTTCTTGTTTTAGTTTCTTTTTTCCTTTTGGTGGAGCTACAAATTGTTTTCTAGTAGCATAGGAGGTAGTTCCTTTTTTTGGTTTGTTAAATTTACGTCCTTTTTTTAATACTCGATTAGCAGCCCTAATATCTTTAGCAGTAATCTCTTTCATTGATCCCGGTCCTCCCGGTCCTAATATATTTCCTAATCCCATTTTAACTACTCCTTCTCATTTTTTTTTAAGTTTAAATCCCATTAGCTTGCTCCTTGTGTTATAGTATCGGGACCGCCAGCAGGAGAAGCCGCAACTTCCATATCATCCTGTCTGGTCCTTCTAGCCTGATTACGTAATGCTGCTATAGCTGTTTGATACTGTGTCTGCCAGACCGGAAGTGTGTTCCAATCTTTCATAAACATGGTAGCTTCCACCATACATCCTGCAAAGAGAGCATCATAACAATAATTACTAAAATAATTCTCAGTAGTTACACTTGTTCCTGTAGCGGAAGACAGAGGCAACGGTCTGGAAACTGTCTGTATTTCTCCTGTCAGAGTAGATGCAGGAGTTGGTACTATATAAATAGATGAATTAGTTTTTCTGGAATAGTATCTGGGAGTGCCTACAGAAGCACTGGCATAAGGCCAGAAATCTATGGCATACTCATATGTTCTTTGAAGTAAGCTTGTCTTAAGACTAGACACACTGGTAGTGTAATTCACATTACGAATAATATGAACTCTGTCATTTAAACTAACAACAGGATTACTGACACTAAGAGTTATACTACCAAACTCGTCTAGTCCAACATCATCCAGATCCTTCAGAAGTCTTAGTTCTGTACGATCCACAAAGAAAGATATTGCACTGGCAAATTCGGTAGACTCATTCTCAGAAGTTTGAATAACATCTGTTTTAAGGTATGAGTAGGCAACCATACTAGCCCAAATACAATGTAATCGTAGGAAGCATTGCTCCTGTTCCAGATGTCGCAACACTTACAATTCCGTGAACACCTACTCCCATATCTCCTATATATTGATCGTTAGAATCTAAAGCTGCTACACGATATCGAATAGCTGTTCCTTTAGCTGTCCTATTTGTAATCTGCTTCGATCCTGAAATAACAATTTCACCTGCAAGAGTTGAATAAGTATGCATGGCAAGAACTCTGGTTGTTGATGGAGTAGGACTAGAACCTGTTCCTTCATCTCCTAAACTGGTATTAGTCTCAACATAACGAAAGCCTGTTATAATCGCTCCATCACTACTTACATTTTGTGCGACTTTAATATTTGTAGTCATAGTTTCTCCTTATAGAATTTATTTATAGCCACCAAGAATTTGCACTACTTCTGTCCCTGTCATAACTCTTCCTCCCCCTGATCTTTTTTTCCTTCCAAGCGTTTTTTTCCTAATTGATATAGGAATATGCGGTGATCCTAATCCCATTCTAAGGGACTTGTCACGTATAGGTTCTAATCCACTTCTTTTTTTTCTAATTCTTTTTTTCATCATATTAGATACCCTCCTTAAAAAGTAGGAGAGTAGTTTTATGTACTCTCCCACAATTAGACTTACGTTCCTTGACTACCTGCCCAGCCTCGCCAATCTGAGACACCGAAACTATATCGTTCCCTTGCCTTAAATCGAAGATTGCCAGTATCAAAGTCAGGTTCCATCTTAGTTTGAAGAGGTGAACGTACAAACATTTTAGTTCCGTTTGGTACGTCAGTCTTAACAAACCAAGAAGTCGTATCAGTAAACCTTCGGTTGATATGATAGCCTTCAGGT